AGATTCAGCAACAGCTTGAGTTAGCATTACGTGCTGGCCCTTCTTTTGTTAACGTGGCTCCGCTTATTAAAGATTTCATGCGTAGGTCTGGATCGAAGATGGCTGACGAGGTAGCTGTCCCAGTAATGGAAGCGGTATTAAGAGAAGCACAAGCTAACCCAGAAGTGTTGCAACAGTTATTCCAAGAAGTAACTGCTATGGCACAACAGGCAGGTATTGCACCGCCTCCAGCACCAGAAGGAATGCCACCGGGAGCAGGACCACCGCCACCGGGAGCAGGCCCACCGGGAATGCCATCACCCGTAATGCCGGGAGGTGGAGGAATAGACCTACAGGCAATCATTGGACAGCTTGGCCCAATCATACAAGGATTATTTTCAGGTGGGGGAACACCGCCCCCACAAGGGCCACCACAAGGAGGATTACCGCTTAGATGACAAAGAAAGCAGCCAAGGATAGAAGCGTAGCAAGTTTTATAAATAAGGAGCTAGGTGGAATAACCCCTAAGAACCCAGCTGTTCTTTTAGGAGGCCCACCGGGGATAGCTTTAGACATGGCTCTTACTGCAGCACGTGCAGTACAGGAAAAGAAGCTATCCACTAAAGAGGAAGCTCAGGCTAAGGTAAGGAAGAGAGTCATTGAGGAATCTAGGGTTAAGAAGGTTGCTAAGACTCTCGCAAAGAGAACAAAGAAGCATAAAGACGTTGCAAAGAAAGTTAAACAGTACGGAACAACCAAGGGAAGCAGATGAAGAAGAATAAGGATAAGAAAGCAGAACGAGAAAAAAGAGAAAAGAAAGAGAGGGAAGACGCATATAACCTAGCAGATAAAGAAGCATACAAAAAGGCTCATAGAGGAATTACTAGTCAAACCAAATCTTCAAAAAAGAGAGAAAGCAAGGTAGCGGGGTTAATGTATACCAAGGCTGGTCAGTTAAAAGTCAAGCCGGAGGAATTACTCGGTGCTATAGAGTATTTGAGGATACGGGATAAACAAGAAGACTTGGCAGCCGACAAACAAGAAAAACGGGCTGGCAGAGTTGCGAAAGCACAGACGCGGTACAAACAAAAGCAAAGACGAAATAATCAGTATGGAACAACCAAGGGAAGTAAGTGAGCGACTTTAAGAGGTACATGAGAGTCTCCAAGTCTTCCGAAGACAAGGGGATACATCTTAAAAAGCTTTCCAGTGTGCTAGACACTCCGCATTGGAGAGAGGTATTGGAGGAGATTGAGGACTGTCTTCTTAAACGGTACGAATGGTATGACGAGTGTAAAACATATGAAGATTTCATGGCTGTGCAGGGCCACATAAAAGGCCTGAAGAGTGTAGCCAATCTTAATGGACTTATAAAAATAGTTACCGCAAGGCGACTACGGCTTCGTCCCCCCGACTAGGGACAGAACATTTAGGAGAAAACAATGCCAGACAACAAGAGAATTGTTACTCAGGAAGTAATTCCTGTGACTCGGGATTCGGCTCCCGAAGCAGAAGTAAGTTATGACACATTAGTAAATAAAGCATCTGAGTTGGGGTCTTCCCTTCCTATTACAGAAGACGTGACCCCCGGCAATTTAGATTGGTCTGAGATGGAACCCCTGCAGGAGTTTGATCGGATCGCAGCAGATCGAGGCGTTGGTGAACAATACCAAGGTCAAGGTCAGCCTGATCCTTCAGAACAAAGCCAACCCAAGGAGCAAGAACTTACTGATGGTATGAGTAGGCGCATCACCAAGATGAAGCAACAGGAGCAGGAGAGGCTGGGGCAGAAGGACGGTGAGCTAGCTGAGAAGGATGCAATCATTGAGGCACGTAATTCTCAGATTGCAAACTTACAACAGATGGCACAGAAGTTCCAACAGCTACAGCAATCTTATGTACCTGTTCAGGGTGATTCCGAGGCTATAGACGTAGAGATCGCTGCGATGGATCAACGATTGACAGACGAAGGAGACGTTTATACGCCAGCAGAAGTAGCAAGGCACGTTCAAGATAGACAAGCACTGATGGAGAAGAAGACCGAAGTTGCTCGTTCGCAAGAGAATGCTCAAGGCATTGTTAAGCAACAGCAATTGATGAGGACTCAATCTGATCAGTACGTTAAGGATACTTATGGTTTCGTTAGCGATCCCAAGAGCGAATATTACAAGACGCTTAAGGAGCAAGCCTATCCTATGCTGGAAAGCTTAATGGGTCCAAACTTCAAGAATCACCCACAGGACATGGTACTGGCTGCGGAGTTGAGTCAGCTAATGGTAGATGCTGCCAAATATCAACAGATTACTGGGACATCGCCAGCACCTCGTAGTGAGGCTGTTCCTATGGCTAGTAATTTAGCCCCTGCATCACAACCACAAGATCGTGGACAACCGAATTATCGGGATTCGGTATCCAACTTACGTGGTGCTAGTGTGCAGCAGTGGGCAGACTTGCTTAAACAACGTGGACATACTTGGCGACCCTAGTTAGTTCTATGGGAGAGTTATCAAATGCCAACATTTGAGACTTACAACCAGAATGGTAATCGAGAAGACCTTCTGGATATTATAGTAAACATCTCGCCTACCGAAACGCCCATGTTGAGTGGGTTTGGTAAGGGTAAAGCAAGCGGGACTTTGCATGAGTGGATGACTGATACTCTTGCAGCTGGTTCCGATGGGAAAGTAGCTGAAGGCGCAGCCTTCACTGCTGGAACATTGGCGGCACGGACGAGAGTAGGTAACTACTGTCAGATTAACCGTAAGTCGTTTGAAGTATCCGATACCTTGGACGCAGTTGAGAAAGCTGGTGTCAAGGGTGGCGAGTATGAGTACCAGATGGCAAAAGCAATGAAGATAATTGCTACCGATATGGAAGTAGATATCGTTAGTGGTACTTCTGCGGCTGGTGCTTCTGGTGGAACGGCACGTAATGCACGTGGCGTGTTATCATTTATTGCGACTAACATAGAGACTGGTACAGCATCTACTACTGACGAAGCTCTTACGGAGTCGATGTATAATGATAACCTACAGACTATCTTTGATAGTGGTGGGAATCCAGATACGACCTACGCTAATGGTTTCCAGAAGCGTCAGATCAGTGCGTTTACGGCAAGTCAAACCCGTAACATCGAAGCTACGAGCAAGAAATTGATCGCTAGCCTTGACGTTTACGAGAGTGATTTTGGTATGCAACGCATCATACTGGATCGGTATATGGACACCGATAAAATCGTCCAGCTTCAGAAGGAGATGTGGAAGGTCGCAATGCTGCGTCCTGTTAAGCACACCCCCATCGCTAAGGTTGGTTCCTCTCGAAGAGGAATGATCGAAGCGGAGTGGACGCTTGAGTCTCTTAATGAAAAAGCTTCCGGTAAGATCACGGAGCTTAGTGAGTAAGTTACAGGGGGTTAGTGAAAGCTAGCCCCCGTTCTTTGTATTCAGGAGTTTATTGTGCTAGACGGTTATGGTGATGAGTATAACGATGAGCTGACTGATTTTCTGGAAGCTTACATGGGTGGCGATTATAAGCTATGCATACCAGTCGATGATACTCCAGTTTTTTTTGTTGAAGAAATTACAGGAATTGTAATTGACAGGTACGAGGACTTTCAGGTACAGTTATTCACATGTGCACCAAACTCATTTATTCCTCAACACCAACATCCTAATGTTGATTCCTATGAGATTGGCATATGGGGCATGGAGTTTGAGATAGATGGAAGGCCAGCCAACACGGATAAGGACTTACCATCCCCTGTACGAGTGAAACCAAGTTCTCCTCATGGGGGTAGAGCTGGCCCACACGGGGGGTTGTTCTTGTCAATACAGCAATGGCTGAATGGTGTTAAACCAACTTCTGTTGGGAATGATTGGATAGGGGATGGGACTATGGGTGGTGATCATGACTCCCAAATAACTACAGATAAAGTATGCGAGAAAAAGACGAATTAAGATTGAACAATGTTATCTCTCGCTTTAAGCAAGATGGCGATAAGATTAATATCCTCCATGTCCAAGACACTGATGACATCTTAGAAGTTATCAAGGATGAGAAGACCTATGGTGATAATGGTTGGACTGATGGAAGACGTATGCGTAAGAAGGGAACTATTCCCGAAATCTTTTTAAGGATGCCAAGGTATAGAGGTGCATTAACTGGCAACCAAAAAGAGTTTGAGGAAGCTTCCAATAGATTCTTCGCAGATCACCCAGAATTTTGTGCTGATAACGGGAACAGAAAGTATTTGTGATATTGGCAAGTGATATAAATATTTGTGGTGTTGTAAGAGACAACGGTGCTTGTGGTGTCTATAGGATATCTCAGCCGTTGAGGCTACTAAACGAACTGGATGGTTATGATGTTGCACTTGGTGGGGTAGATTGCCCAGACTCTGACTTATACCAGATTCTTCAAGATGCTGATGTAGTGTTTATTCCAAGGGCTGCTAGCACGAGGATGTTAGAGCTTATTGATTTACTTCAAGGGCATCAAATAAACGGTGTAAAAGCACCGAAGAGAGTTATCATTGATCAGGATGATAACATATTCCACCTGAACCCGCTAAGCCCTCATTACAGGGACATGGGGGTTGAAGATGTGACTGTATCTGTTGACGGGCAGGAAGTCCAGATTTGGAAAGATGGTACTTGTGAGTTTGACATAGCCAGAAACAAGGAGAAGACAGAGTGTGCTAAAGCGTGTCTTCGTAAAGCTGATGCGGTAACGACAACCACACAAGAGCTTGCAGATTTTTACAGTGAGTATAACAAGAATGTTTATGTGTTACCAAACCTTCTTGATTTTAGAATGTGGAAGCCTAAGAAATTTGTTAACGATGGTATCACTAGGTTAACATGGCATGGGGGAGCTAGTCATTACCATGATTTGGTAGAAATAGCTCCTATGATTCGTAATGTTCTCAAGAGGAATAAAAAGTTAAAGCTTGAAGTTTGTGGGCAAGAGTTCAAGGGGCTTTTTAAGGATGTAAGGAAAGGCCAGCATGAACATCATGGGTGGGTTCATACTTTAGCTCATCCATATAAGCAGGCGTTGATGGATTCTGATATAGCTATCATTCCATTAAAGGATGATTTGTTCAACAGGTGTAAGAGTGCTATTAAATGGATAGAATACTCTTCTCTTAAGGTTCCATGTGTGATGAAGAACATTCCTCCTTACTCAGAGGTTGTCGAACACGGCATCACTGGGATGCTTTATAACTCTATTGAAGAAGCTGAAACTTACTTAGAATATTTAATCGCTAATCCAGCTGCGAGGGGGAAGATGGGCAAGAACGCATACAACGAAGTACACGCTAACCATGACGCAAAAGATCAGATCAAGTTGTGGGGTGATGTGGTAACTAAAGTCATGGAGGGGTAATGTCACTATCTACTATACGTAACCCAATCCTTAGAGACCTTGGTTTAGACTCTTCGTCTAGCTTGGTCAATGATGCTAAGCAACGCATACTTGATTATATCAATGAAGCTATCCAAGAGATCAATATCCTTGGCAGGTTTGAAATATTAAAGAAGGAAGCAACCATATCTCTAGTAACAAGCACTGCCGATTATAGCTTGGCTACTGATTGCGAAGTGGATATGATTGTTGGGGAACGGTTCTATATAGATGCCACCAATAAGATAGTTTACCAAGCTGTTACTAACCAGATATTTCAAGAAGCAGAGATACAGAATAATACTGGTGAACCTAATATATGGATACCGTTTGGTAAGAACTCTTTAGGTGTTAGCCAGATTAAGGTAGACCCTGTGCCTACTTCTGATGACAACGGTAAGGTAATGACGTACTGGTACCAAAAGGAACTGACTGACTTAAGCGCAGATTCCGACACTACCCCTCATCAGGAAGTAATTATACGCCACATGGCGAAAGCCAAGTATTCGGAGTATGATCAGGATTTTGCTAAGCGAGATCGGGAGATGAACTTAGCTAACAACTTACTTAAGAAGGTTCAGGCTAGGAATCGTGGGTCTGTGCGGTTTGTTCCTCTTACTAGAAAAAATGTAACGAGTATTGACAAAGTTGTTGGGAGTTACTAATGCCTCTTAAGCAAAAAATATTCGAGTCCAATAACAAGGGCTTGTTTGACATTGCTGTCGGTGAAGGTAATATTTCTTCTGACTTTGCTACCGAACTGCAGAACTCACGAGTTGCGTTAAATGGTGAGGTGAGTAAACGTAGAGGGCGTTCGTTCCTTAATAGTGTGGCAGCTAAACATGCTGCTGGCAATACTATAGATTCGTATGCGGTAGGTAATCGAGACGATACTATAGCAATGTATTCCGGTAATAACGAGCAGGTAGGGTTTGCAATAACCCTTTCTGCCGAGGTAGTGCAGAGTGTTAAGTTTTACTTAAAGAAGACAGGATCACCTACTGGTGGGATGCTTGCTCAAATATGGACAGCATCTGCTGGTATCCCCACTGGTTCAGCTCCAGTGGCAACATCTATTAGTGGTGAGAATGACCCTGCTGATTTAACTGGCTCGTATGTGTTGACAGAGTTTACATTTGAAGAACCCTATACATCTAGTTCAGCTGGTTACACTGTCTTTCTAGAGTATGATGGGGGTAATGTTAGTAACTCTGTTGACATGGGGACTGACTCATCTAGCCCCGGTGATGCAACCGCAGCATTTGCTACTGATACTAAGGATAGTGGTTGGGTAGCAGATGCAACACAGGATATTATATATGATTTACTTAAGGCTGGCCCTACTTGCGACCATCTTGCAATATATGAAGGAGATTACCCCGGCACGTTTGAAGTACTTGGGCAGTTTGGCACGAGGCTCCTTAGGTATACAGCGTCCACGGGTGCCTTTGACGTAGTATTAAAGACAGGGTTAACGGCTGACAAGCCATTAAACTCTGCTATGTTTAGCAACAAACTTGTATTAAGTAATGGAACAGACAATCCATTTAAGTACGGATATATACCGAAGCCGCTTGCTCCAACCACTGGTACGAGCACTGCAGGTTCTAAGGCTGGACGGACTTACTATGTTGCGGTTACTTATGTTACCGCAGGTGGAGAATCAATCCCTAGCGAAGAGAGTACGCAGGTTGTAGCTACTAACGATGTTCTTACTGTTACTGCTTTAGCAGCTTTCCAAGGGGCAACAGGTTGGAATGTTTATTATCACACGGTATCAGGTGCGTTAAAGTTACAGAATGCTTCACCGCTTACTCTTGGGGCTAATCATACTGAGACAACTGGTTCGTTAAATGATGGAGCATTACCTCCGTCAACACATACTGGTTACTATGCGATAGATTTACTTGACACTCCACCAAAAGGGAAGTATGTATTTTCTCTTAACAACAGGGTGTGGATGTCAGGCATTGCGAATAGAAAGACTCAATTTGTAGGTTCAGCCGTTGATGATGAGGATGATTGGAGTTCCAGTTCAGATTTTATATCTATTGATTTGGCTGCTGTACTTGCTCGTGGTGACACCATTACTGGTCTTAACAGACTTGGGCAAACAAACGCGCTTATCGTTGCCCTTAAAAACCATATTGTCACCTACACGGTTCCTGCAACGTTTTCAGATATTGCGATAGACAAGACGTTGTTCAATGTAGGTAACATGAGCCACCGTGGTATGGATGAGGTTGGCTTAGATAACTACTTAGTCGAAGCAGATGGGCTTAACTCAATGAAGAACGAGTTGATCGTTCAGGGTTTGAGGACTAAAAAGTTAAGTAATAATATACGTGATCGTGTCAATCCGTTGTTAAGGGCTGTATCGACCACTGATGAAATTAATGTTGTAAATAATACGACAGACAACGAGTTTTGGATTAACATCCCTTCCATTAATAGACGCTATGTATATGATTACGAGATTAAGGCGTGGATGGAAGATAGGGACATAACGATTTACCAGTCAGTAAGGACACCCGATGATGAAATCCTTAGTGCTGG